GCCGGTTTCGGTCTTGCGAATACGATTAATGCTCCTTCGAGTGCGCCTGCGAATATCGGGTCGCGCCTTTGCTATTTACCGTAGGCGGGGCCACGGAAATGTGTGGTTGGACATTGTCCAGCCACACCGGAAACGAGGCACGGATGGAATTTTTTTCTTACTTTGTTCATTGAAATATTTTTTGGGTAGTTTGCCTGAGACCCTGTATGTTGGTGCCAATGCGAATAATGGGGCTAATGCCGGTTTCGGTAATGCGAATACGAATAATGCTCCTTCGAATGCGAATGCGAATATCGGGTCGCGCCTAGGTTTCTGGAAGTTTTTATACAGGCAAATACCCTGGCCCTTGCCAAAAAACGACAGCACGTGACATGGATGTTGGTACCAGTAATGGGAAGGCTTCCAAAGAAGAAGCAAAAATTTACATAATACAAAAAGAAAGATGATAGCAAATAGTGACATCAGGCCGGAGAGGATCCTCAAATATGGGATCACCGGCAAAGGACAGATAAATTTCCTGATTGAAAAAAAGGAAACCCAGGATGCCGAAGGCAATCCCCGGGAAAGTTACGATTACCGGAGTGTAGAAGTCTCCTCGTTCGCTCGCGAGGCAATAATCAATGCCGTTGTTCGCGAAAAGTATTCCCAGTCCGAGGTAGAGGCAATATTTGCCAATTACCTTGCAGGTGATGACCAGGGTGAATATGAATCATTCCAGCACTGGCGTAAACTAGCCAAAGCGGTAGCCGATGGAGCTTCGCTGGCCGAAGATCTCACGCCGCTGCTTCAGGAACCGGTTGCCGACAGGGTAGCGGTCATAGAAGATCTGCAGGCAGACATTGTTACCGTACTTAATGAGAAAGGGATTGTACCATGAAAGCAAGTGAAAATCTGATCAAGTTCCTTGAGAAAAAAGGACGACCGGTAACCCCGGTAAAAGTTAAGGAGAAAGAATCCGGGATCAATAGTGCCGCAAAGCAAAAAGAACTACTGCTGCGCATTGGCAGGGACCTGGGCTACATTGAGTAGCGACACCACTTTAAAATATCATTCAGTTTGGAATCCTGTTTATTTTTGATAAATAGGATTCTTTATATTTGTCAACCTTATGAAAAGAGTTGGCAAATTATATCACCGGATTATTGACCTGGAAAACTTGCGCCTGGCTGATCTTAACGCCCGAAAGCGAAAGAAATTAACCTATGGAGTTGCCGTGCATGACCAGAACAGGGACGATAATATTTTCCGGTTACATCAGCAACTGTCCAACAAATCATTTAAGACTTCGGTTTACACCTCCTTCTTCCTTCACACTCCCAAAAAGCGGGAAATCTTAAGGCTGCCTTATTATCCCGACCGCATTGTGCACCATGCCATTCTAAACGTCATGGAACCAATATGGGAATCACTTTTTACGGCCGACACTTATGCCTGCATAAAAGGCAGAGGTATTCATGGAGCAGCCAGGGCACTTCGCAGGGACCTGAATGATTATGAGAATACTTTGTATTGCCTGAAGCTGGACATCAGGAAATTTTACAACACCATCGACCACGGTATCCTTAAATCCATTTTACGTCGCAAAATAAAAGATCCGGACCTCATTTTACTGCTGGATGAAATAATAGACAGTGCCGATGGCGTTCCCATCGGAAATTATACAAGCCAGTATTTTGCCAACCTATACCTGGCATATTTTGATCACTGGGTAAAGGAAGAACTCCGCGTAAAATATTACTACCGGTACAGTGACGACATGGTTTTTTTAGCAGAATCAAAAGATAAGTTGCATGATATTTTTGAAAGCGTCAGAGATTATCTTGCAGTAAAACTGAAACTGGAAATTAAAGATAACCATCAGATCTTCCCGGTGGAATCCCGCGGGATTGACTTCGTTGGATACCGGTTCTACCATACCCATACGCTTTTGCGTAAATCAATCAAGAAACGCTTTGCCAGGGCCATTAAGAAGAAGGGGAATAATGTGCAGACGCATGCAGCATACTGGGGATGGGCCAAACACTGTGACAGCAAAAACCTATTAAAGAAACTCAATATGAAATCATTCTCCGAATTTAACATTCCGGCACCTACCGGTTCCTTCACCGGCGAAAAAATCAAAATAGCCAAGATCATGAATCGTGAAATCATTGTCCATGATTCCCGTATCGATGACAGCAAATACCCCAAAAATAAAAGCGGGAAGGTCCTGATCCTGCAACTGGAAGTGGATGATGAAAAAAGGGTGCTGTTTACCGGGTCTGATGTGCTTATCAACCAGATCCAGCACGTGAGCCGTGAAGACTACCCCTTTAAGGTAACCATTGTAAAGGAAGGAGAGCACTTTCAATTCAGGTAAATTTTACTTAATTTTCCCTCAAAAATGGCACTAAGCTGGAACGAGATCAAAGAACGCGCTGTTACCTTTTCCAATGAATGGGCCGATGCAACCAACGAAGAAGCCGACGCCAAACCATTCCTGATTGATTTTTTCAATGTCTTCGGCATAAGCCGCAAAAGAGTATCAACCTTTGAACACCGCGTAAAAAAACTGGATGACAGAGATGGTTATATCGACCTGCTCTGGAAAGGAACGATTCTTATCGAAATGAAAAGCCGGGGGAAAAGTCTTGATAAGGCCTATCACCAGGCAATCGATTATACTTATGGCCTGAAGCAGCATGAGCTTCCAAAATTTATCCTGGTATGTGACTTCGAAAACTTCAGACTCTATGACCTGGATGAAGATAAAACCATAGAATTCAAACTTGACCAGTTGGTTTTACATGTGCAGCACTTTGGATTCCTGCTCGGCTACCAGAAAAAAATATACAAAGAACAGGATCCGGCCAACATTGAAGCGGCCGAATTAATGGGCCATCTGCATGATCAGCTTAAAGAAATTGGCTATGATGGCCACCCGCTGGAAGTTTACCTGGTGCGCCTGTTATTCTGCCTTTTTTCGGATGATACGACCATCTTTGAAAAAGATCAGTTTCAGGATTACATCCAGCAGCGAACCAATGAAGATGGAAGTGACCTGGCGCCCAAACTTCAGGAGTTGTTTCAGGTACTGAATACTCCCCTGGATCGAAGATTCAGAAACATTGACGAGCAGCTTTCCGGGTTTCCTTACATCAATGGGAAACTATTCGAGGAAATCCTTCCCATGGCCAGCTTTGACAGCAAAATGCGCAATGCATTACTTAACTGCTGCCAGATAGATTGGAGCCGCATTTCTCCGGCCATCTTTGGATCCATGTTCCAAAGTGTGATGAATCCGCAGGAAAGACGCGACCTGGGAGCGCACTATACAAGTGAGGCCAATATCCTGAAACTCATAAAACCATTGTTCCTGGATGAACTTCACGAAGAATTTGAAAGTGCCAGGGACAATAAAAACAAACTCCTTGAATTCCACAAAAAACTGAGCACCCTTAAATTCATGGATCCGGCCTGTGGTTGCGGAAATTTTCTGGTGATTACCTACCGGGAGCTCCGGTTGCTGGAACAGGAAGTCCTGCGAAGCCTGAATAAAAGTGGCCAACGGTTTTTGAATGTAGGTGATATCATCTGGCTCAATGTTGACCAGTTTTATGGCATAGAATATGAAGAGTTCCCGGCCCGTATCGCGGAGGTTGCCATGTGGCTTATCGACCATCAGATGAATATGCAGATCAGCAATGAATTCGGGCAGTACTTTGTGCGCCTGCCATTAAAGAAATCTGCCAGGATTGTTCATGCTGATGCCCTGGAGATCCCATGGGAGGAAGTGGCTCCCAAAAATGAATTATCCTTTATCCTGGGGAATCCTCCTTTCAGCGGTTCAAAGATCATGAAGCAGCATCAGCGTGACCAGATTGTCAACCTGTTTGGCCGGACTGAAGGAAGCGGGGTTTTGGATTTTGTCACCGGCTGGTACAAGAAATCTGCGGAATACATTTACGGGACAGGAATAAAATCCGCTTTTGTTTCCACCAACTCAATTGTACAGGGAGAGCAGACCAGCATCCTTTGGGGATACCTCAAAGCGCATTACGATATCAAAATCCATTTCGCCCACCGGACCTTCAAATGGAGCAACGAAGCAAGGGGAAATGCCGCTGTATATTGCGTCATAATTGGTTTTGCCAATTTTGATACACGGAACAAAGTAATTTATGAGTATGAAGATATAAGGGGTGAACCGCACGAATTAAGGGTTGCCAGAATTAATCCTTACCTTATCGATGCTGCAGATATATTGATTCATAAAAGACAGAATCCTTTGTGTAATGTTCCGCCAATGAGTTTTGGAAATATGCCTTTGGATGGTGGAAATTTACTTTTAACAGATGCCGAAAAAGAAGATCTGATTGAAAAGAATCCGGCGGCAGAAATATACATTAAGCCATTAATCTCTGCCCGGGAATTTATCAATGGAGAAAACCGCTGGTGCCTTTGGCTTGTCGATGCAGCGCCTGAAGAATTAAGGAAAATGCCACTTGTTTTTGAACGAATAACCCGGGTAAAGGAATTTAGGCTGAAAAGCGTGGCCCCTTCAACACAAAAGTTTGCCATCAGCCCATCTTTGTTCCGCGACAGAAATAATCCAATCAGCTTTATCCTTATTCCCAGTACTTCTTCTGAAAACCGAAAATATATTCCATTCGGATTCTTCAACAATCATGAAATCGCAAATAACAGCTGCCATATAATCCCCAACGGAAATCTTTACCATTTTGGAGTGCTTACCTCACTGATGCATATGGCCTGGGTAAAACATGTTTGTGGCAGGTTGAAAAGCGACTACCGCTACTCAAAGGATATCGTGTACAACAATTATCCCTGGCCGGAGAATCCGACTGAAAAACAGATCTCCGCGATTGAGGAAAGGGCAGCCAGGATCCTTGACGCCCGGGCACAGTTTCCCGGCAGCAGCCTGGCAGATCTGTATGATCCGGTAACCATGCCGCCAGCCCTGGCAAAAGCACATCAGGAACTGGATAAAGCTGTTGACCTTGCCTACCGGCCGCAGCCATTTGCCAGCGAAGCAAAAAGGATGGAGTATTTATTTGAGCTCTACCAGAAATATACAGCGGACCTTTTCACCGAAAAGCCATCGAGGAGAAAGGGGAGAGGTTAATATGCCTCTTTATATGTAATTAACCATTCTCGATTTTTTACCTGCTCGATGGATGTAATTTGGCTTTGCTCAATCCCGGCAAACTGGATAGAACACAGATCCCCTTCCCATATTAGCTGAGTTGTAGGAACCGCGTCCATTTCGAAAATGGAATCTTTCATTGCCTTCCGGCGTTCAATTTCGGCTATGATTCGTGCATCTTTCATTCTGTCAGGACATGCCATAATATTCAGTTTTTAAGGGACGGGGTACACTTGCACGCCATCTACAAGTTCAAGTATTTTGATTCGGCTGGTTTTAAGGTCACAGGCGCCGGTGCCGACGCAATCATACAAGATGAAATTTCCCAACGGGTCGCGAATGTAGTTTCCACTTTCATCTTTAGGAAAGTCACCTGTTACAGGGTCTTTACTCAATGTGATTTTCAACCGGAACAAAAATATTCGGTGATACCAATGAGCGGTTGCATCGGTTGTGCATAAATAATCAGGTTCCAAATTACATGGATAAGTCTTTCCCGAAGAGTACACGCTAAATCCACCCTCCGTTTCAACAACAGGATTTGCGATTGCACCTGTCCATCCATAGGCAAGACCAAAAGGTGCGTATTCAAAACAAAGTGTATCCTCATTAAAATTAGCACCGCTAATCATCTGATTTGCCCCATATATATAGGAATTTATAGATGAGACCAGAGTATTACACGGCTCGCTGCTATAATTGTTGGTCACGGCGGCGGCAGTTATTGTGAGGGTGTATCCTGCAGAATCATCAAAAACAATGGTTGATGTTTGATGAATATACAACACTCTAAGAGGGAAAGAGGTATCTCCGCAGTTCTCAGGCCTTGACCGCCATAACATATACCACCATCGATAGAATTTTGGGTCTGTGTCGTCGGTTGGCTCTCTGTTTGTCCACCATGCAGACAACAGCGATGCATTATAATTATCAAGCATTAATTGATAATCCCGACTGTCAGCGAAGGTAAAGACAAAAACGTTTCCGGTTTTGGTGAGGTTGACATTCCCGTATGTCGGGGTATTGTACCAATAGTAATTCTTAGTATAATACTGAGTTGTAGCAGATTTATTATATCCTAATTGGACTCTTGCATAACCGTCACTAAAATAAGTCTGTGACGTAGAATGTGAAATCCTGTTTACGTTGGAATAACGCCACATTTCATACTGAGGGTGTGAGGCGTATGTCCAATCTGTCATCGGATTCACCATTTTAATCCGGAAACTTCTTCTGCAATTTGCAGAATCATCGACAAACGACCAGTCACTCAGATCGTACTCCCGAATATCCAAAAAGTTTTCAGGGAAAAAAGAATCGCAGTCAAAAACGTCACCCAAACATTTCATGTCAAGAATCCAATCCGTTTGGGGAATCCCGGACTTTACGGAGGGCGTGACCTTGATTAAAAGAAAATCGCCTGAACTGTATTCGGGGATCTGAATTGCAAATTTATGAAACGAAGTATCGGCGAGAGGCATCTCATACGGCATCGTATTAAATTTATAACCCACGCCAGCCTGCCCAACAATCCAACTTACGAGCAGATTCGTTTCATCATTGAAATAAATATCAACTTGGTCTGCAATCGTATACCCCCGAAATTGAACGGCAAAATACTTAGCAGACAAATCGGGAGGCAAGTCCCAGGCTACCAATCTTGACGGAAGTGAATTGGGATCTGTCGAAGCATAGCTTATCCTGTATTGATAATTTCCGGTGATATTCGAGCTTGCACAGTTAAGTCTGGCAACGGTTATTGTAGGTAAATTTGTTTCAATTTCGCACCAATTCCGACAGGGCTTTGGTTCGAGAAATAATTGAACACCTGAGACTACGACGTACCGCACAACCGGAACCCATGTCCCTCCAATTACAGGCACAGCAGAACTACCCTGCATTGGGTGAAAAGCCTGAATATCCGGGTCTAGACCTTTTCCTGTAACCAGGGCATGTTGTCCGTCCCTGTACCAATCAATTACGTATTCGTCAAGTGTGCAGGCTCCGTCAGCTACCAAATTGCCAACCTCCAATACGGAAGTGGCTGAAGCGTTGTATGTATCGAAACTTAGCGTCCCGCATCCACATTCAACCTTTTCGCCGCAATTGCAATTCGTCAAAATCATGCCAATACAATTTTCCCGGCAATAATAGTCGGTGTGCCGCTATCTGTGCCAGACGTTACCAATGTTATCCTTTCCCCCGCAGATGCGACATTCAATGCAGTAGCGTTAAAGACAGCAATTGTACCTACATCCATATCATCAAGCCCCGTTACATCAACACCGTCAATTTTTATCTTCACGCCTTCCAATACCCCATCTGATTCAAGTATCGCTTTTGAAATAGTGTAACCCGAGGTTACATATCTGTCAATGCTAAAGGTTTCAGCAACCCCAGGATTAATACACCACTCAAACGGTATTTCAGAAAGACCGGTTGCTTTGTGCTTCACATTCCCCCATAGCATTGCCAAATGGCGGGGTGAAGATTGTGGACTGACATATCCCATTTTGTACGTCAAATAACCATCGTAGAGGTCTTTCTTTACCTCGACATGGGTTTTATGCAGAACAAATTGACAGGTAGTTACTAAGGGATCAACAGGAAGTTTGACATATATCCAATATCCATCCGCATCTGCAACAGTTATCTCTTGCGCATCAAATGTCCACGCCCGGGTTGGATCATATTCAAGGCTTGCTTTTTTCAGCTTGTCAATCTCGTAGCGGGGCTGTGCATTCCAGTTTTGGACTACTATTTTCCCTTGATCCACATTTATCTTGTCAAAATCGCCCCCGAAATTAGCTTCGAAAAAACCGTTTTCAATAGAAAACATTGGTATCCCACTATCAAAGGCCATATGGATAGGGTCAATACTCTCTTCGCGGACTATATTGTCTACTTTAAGCTTTTCAAGATTTGGATCGAAAAGAAGATTCTGAAGCTCACCGACTGTCATTTGGTCTTTCCGGATTACCTCCACGGTGTCTGAATTGGTGGCCTGGTTGGTCCGTTCCAACTTTTCCAGCGCAATTTGTTGGCGCTCCCTGCGTGTAAGGATCCTGTGTTCCGATAGGGTAAGCTCGTAGGTGCCTGTATATAGGGAGTAAATGAACTGGCTTATTCTGTAAAGCCCATTAATCCCAAAAACAGTGTCAACAATAGTAATCCTATCTCCGACTTCAAATCGGTCTGAAATACCGGCCAAAAACCCTGGGTGTACTTTTGCATTGTAAGGATATTCAGGCACGGACCATTTATCCAAATATTCCTGTGCCTGGGCCAGTAATTCCGCTTCAGCGATAGTTATGTATGCTGGTGGCTGGTCGATATCAACCAGGGTATATTCATCCCCGACTTGAGGCATTAATGTCGGATTTGGAACCACATAACCTGTCTCATCCTTGAAAGGGATGATCCACATGTATCCAAAATCATGATCGTATTTCTGTATTTCGAACTCATACCCGGCAAGATCACCGGTTTTCATCCGGATCTTAGCTGTAAGTCCTCCAAGTAGGAAATCGTTGATGTCGAAATTTATGGTACTGTCCTCTATACGATATATTCCTCCCGGCCAGACTTCCTTTTCGTCAACAGTCAAATCGGCGGGAAGCGTCTGGACATATCCGGTTACTGTGGCGGTCCGGTTTGGGTATACATCATCAAAAAATACGGTCTTTTCGACACCCATATACAACAGGTCATTCTGTCTGAGTGGATTTCCATCGAATTCAAGCCTTCTTTTTCCACCCCGGTAATCCGGCTTAAGGTTCTTTGCGGCGCCATATGCGTAAAGCACCGTGACCAGGTTATCACGGTTGATCGGCATCCGGCTCAGTTCATAAAGACCTTTGCCTTTGCCATATTCAAGAGTTACTGCCTTTGTGGTTGCAATTTGATCAACGATATTGACCGTATAATAAGCTCCTGGAACTACAAAACGGATATCATATTCAAGGCCATATTCTTGAGCCAGCCTCTTAACTACAGACATGCAGTCCTCTCCCTTGAAGTTGTGATTCTTTTTAATTGTGCTGGCTACTGTTCCCTTGACAAACTTACCGGAGATAAACCGGTCCGCATTTGTGATTATTAAATCTACCAGAGTGTCAAGATTTGCAAAGATGTCGAATTCACTGATACCTTGGAAATGAAATTGAGATTGTTTCAACAGGACGGATCCATGTTCAAGGCGAAGGTTGTACCGATATTTGTTCGAAGATATTTTAACGGCATCCGGCTTGTACATGAAGTAGTAGGGCTCATTATTCAATCCATTAGTATTCACCCAGATGTAATCGTACATTACGATATCCAACAAATATCTGGCCTCGACTGTACAAGTCGCATAACTCTCTCCCTGCAGTGTCCGGTGGACCTGAAGATTATTGGTAAGAAGATAGTCTTTTACTCCCCATGGTGGCGAACTATCTTGTATGGGGACAGCGATCCATTTGTCATCGCCCTTTACCAATATCCGTAATGTGAATGTTCCGATCTGGCTATCGACTACAAAACTTGTTTCCCGGATTATGGTAACTCCGGTAGTAATTGAACAATCTGAAATCGAATTGTAAGGAGTAACCAAAGTGGCCCATCCTTCCAGCTTCAAAGCATCAGTAAAAGCCTTTATGTTGGCCTTGAAATCGCTGTATCCATCCCCATGCATCCAGCAATTCAGAACGATTTCCCGATCATTATACTTTTGGGCTGATTCCCAGTAATCCTTACCATCCAAATCAAGCCAGTCAGTACCTTCAAGAGCAGAGGCCGGAAGATCCAAAACTCCCTGTGAACGGGAAACCATTACTCCGTATGTTGCAAAATCAATGCTTCCAAATTGCCAACTCATGTTGTGACATTTAAGGTTAAGTTTATCTCGACATTCTTCCGGTTATCTATATCAACTTTCACGGCTTCACTTACGAAACAGGTTTCCGAGAATCCATGATCTGTAAAAATCCAGGTCTGTTTTACGGACCCTTTGATCTTGTTTTTGAAGTTTGAAACAGCCGTATTCATCGCTGATGATGAAGCATAAAAACCGTACAACCTGACCTTAACTTTCCTTTCTTCCGTCTTCCGGAGATCAGCATGTAAATCGCTGAATTCTATTATTTTTTTGTACTTTGGAAGATCCAGTTGTCCGTCCAGCCGGGCGAGTCTTAGCCCATACGTAGATAATAATGTTCCGCCAATTGAATCAGTTGCTGCCATTACACCACTGCTTTAAGGTAATTGTTCATGTCTTCCAGCCGTTTATCGATACTCACCAATTTCTGATTGTGTCTGGTGTTTGCAGCTATCTCGGCAAGGTGAGTAACAGACTGGTTCAGCACATCCAACTGTTCTACGCCAGTTAAGTAGGATTTCTGATTTAATTCCCGCATAGCAAAGAACTGGCCTGCAATTAAACTGGCTGTTTCTTCCGTAATCCCTTTGATGGCCCCGGCCAGACCCTCTTGCTGTATACTACCACCAACTGAAAAATCAATCCCTGATATTTTTGCCATTTCGTCGAATCGCTTCAGGGCTGCATCCACAATCTCATTGTATTTTTCCTCAAGCTGAGCTATCTCTGACGCAGAAAGCATGTTATCTGATTCAGATGCAGCAGCAAATTGCTCGTACCATTTCTGCAAAGGTTTTTCAAGGGCTTGAATCTTCAATGCGTTAAAAATGGCATCCTTCATCAAATCCTCAAAATTATCGGCAAAGTCGGCTGCAGATCTGTATCCGTCCCTGAATCCCTGAGTTATACTGTCTGCAATATTGCTGGCCATGGTGGCAGTTAATAACTGCTGTTTTTGCTTTTCGGCGTCTGTGAGCTGAGTTAAGAGATCTTCGTAGAAGTTAATCGCTTCTATTACACTTTGATCAGTTATTTTCCCGGCATCGATAAGCTCATTGATCCGGTCTATGGTAAATTCGCCATCCTGACCCAAAAGTAACTGGCTAAGATCAAAAGAGAATATTGCCTTTACTTGCTTCCAAAGGCCAACTCCCCATTCTGAATCACTTACCAATTGCAATTCTCCACCCAGGTCCTTCTGCATTTGTTCTATCTTCCGTGCTATTTCCTTATATGCCTCATTGATCCAGCCTTCACCTTTGACCGTAAAAGAGAGGTCCATATCAAGAAGCTTTCTTTGAGCATCAGTGATTTTCTCAGTAATTTTATTAATTGCTGAATCTGTTCCGCTATACCGGTCCGTGCCGATAGCTTCATCCCTGAGCTCAATATAGCGTTTCAATTCACGGTTGCTTATGCTTATCCACTTTTCAAATTCTTCCCATGGTTTGGCTAATTTTTCTTCCAATCTGGACGTATCCATGGATAACTTGTATAATTGAGTTATCAGACCAGTGGCACCGGATATTTGCTGAAATATGTTGCCGGAGAAAATATTGCTTATGTTCCCAAAAGCCTGGGAAAGATTGCCAAATACATCGCCCATCTGCTCGTCAATTTCTCCGACCTGATAGGCTATATCTCCAAATAAATTACTTAGATCACCGGTCGCCCGACTGATATCGTCCAGTGTCGCACTTTTAAGCGATAAGCGGAACTTTTCAGCCAATCCAGCCATCTTATTCATAAATCCGGTTACATCAGCCAGTTTTTTTGTGTCAGGAATTTCGACTTTGCCAACCGTGGTAGGCTTAATCGGCGCTATCGTTTTGCTGATTTGTGGCTGTAAGTTTATTCCGGCCTTTTCTGCTGCCTGGGCTATAACAACCTGCGCATCCATGTTTTTTTCGAATTCCTTTAATTTGTTCTGCAGGAATTCTTTATAATCTTCACCCTGGTTTCTCAGGCTATCAAATTGCGAACGGTCAAAGTCTGTTCCGAGTTGTTTAATCGCGGCATAATATGCCTCATACTCTTCCCGGGCCTTTTCGAGTTCTTTTGTGAGCTGATCTTTCCAGGTACTTTCTTTCCCGTCGCCCTTCATTTTCTTTAAGGCTGAATCGATCAGAGCCAGCTCGGCTTCAATTTTTGACCGGTTGTCATCAGTCGTAGCAGTCTTCCATTTCTTATCCCATTCTTCACGCAGCCGTCCCAATTTCTCAATTGAATCTGCTTCTTTAATTCTTTGCTGAATGGTCTTTTCTGATTCTTCCTGAAGCTGTTTCTGAGCATCAATCTGGGAAATAATCATTTCATTCAGACGGTCGTTTTCCTGCTCAATTAGGTCATTTATCGATTTTAATTTTGCCTCTGCCTGCGGATCCTCATTTACGAATAAAAGCGAATTGCCTTTAGGCCTTGTATTTGTAGGATCTTCAATTATAGCTTCAAGTTCTGCTTTTTGTTTTTGCAGACCACGTATATATTCTCTCTGTTGAATAATTGCTCTTTTGTTTTCTTCCTCTGCCAAAGCTTTGGTTTCGGTCGCCAGGTCCTTTGTCTTTGCTATGTGAATATCCATAGAGCCAAAGATTGAGGGATACAATCTTTGTAAATCTTCAAATGCTTCAACACGTCTTGCCTCTGCTTCAGATTCGTTTTTTAGTGTCGCAATAAGCTCGTTTGCAGATTCAATACGGGACTGATATCCGTCACTCAAAACTTTTGTCTGTTCATCATATCTGCGTTTTACACCAAGGCTTTCCTCAAATTTCCGATTCAGGATTATCAGTCCGGATACAAGAGCGGTAATCCCTGCCGCTGCCAATACATATGGATTGGTCAACATGGTCTTATTTAACAGGGCCTGTGCTTTCTGTGCTCTTTCGGTCCATAGAAATTGCATTGCCAGAGACCTGTTAAATACTCCGTTTGAAGCTGCCACCATTGTTTTTATGGCGGCTTGCTCCTTCAGGACAATATTGTATAGAATTGCTGCGGCTTTGGCAGCGCCGAAGGTAAATACAAGCGTTTTTAATACATCCAATACAGTTTTGTAGTTCTCAATCAATGAGGTTGCACCTGATAATAAACCAGAGAATGTCCCTTCGTTTGCTTTACCGAGGTTATTCAGCATTTGATCCCATGCATCCTGCAGGTTGCTGATTTGCCCTACAAGGGTTTCAGAGATCACTGACATTGTCCCGGCTACACCGTCCATGGATCCCAGCTGAGCTATTGCATTCTTTGCTCCCTCAATTGTCCGGTCAAATTCAATTTTTTGGCCCCGGAATGATATCATAACCTTTTCACCTTCGGTCTGGATCCTGGCACCGAATTCTTTCCATCGTTCCGGGTTATTGATATCAAGAATGGCCTCGAATAGCTGGCCGATAGGTTTCCCGGTTACCGCGGCGAAGTCACCCAACTTAACCAATTCCTCCTGGGCTAGGATAATACCCTGATTGGCTAGTTTAACAAAGTTTTCAGTGATATCATTTAGCTGAAAAGGCGTCTTTGCTGCAAAATCCGCCAGTCCTTCCAGCAAACCAGATGCTTTAACCTTATCGCCGTCGAGGGTGTTGGTTAATACTGCCTCAAACTTTTGAAATTCTCCCCGAACATTCACCATTTCTTTAGCAAATGATGACAGATAATCGATTGAGAAATAAGCGGCCATGCCAGCTCCAATCTTCTTTATCGTGGTGTCCCACTTATCGCCTTCGCTTTGGAAATTAGTGGTCATGGATTTTAACTGAGCGTCGATACTGGCAATATCTTTTGCCAATTTCTCTCCGTCAATTCTGGCATCAAAATATAGTGCGCTCATGGTTCAATGTATTTAGCGAATTTTGTTCTTATGATTTCTTCCGTTCCTTCAATGATATCATCTTCTTCACCCTCGTTCTTTTTCTTGTATCTGAAATGTGGCATGTCAATCATCTTCATGTTCAGATTTATCCAGCTATCACCCCACATTACCTCCCTATGACTTAATCCAAATGTTTTTTGCAGTAGTCCTATTGTGCCCCAGAATGTTCTTCCACCTCTGATTTCACCGGTTGATCTTTCTTCTTTAGATAATTCATCGCTGGTGTTGACGTCATAATAAAAAAAAAGTGTTCATGTGAGGATTGCTTCTTCATCAGGTTCCAGTATGCGAATATTTCGGTTAACTCGCATCTTAGGATAAGCGAGCGGTAATACCTGAATTTCCATTTCTTGAAGAACTCCTGGTTGATCAATGCATAAGCTATGCAGGAGGCAATCACTTTTATGTTACTACCTTTTGAAAGTAGCTCCTGAGACATTGAATTCTGCTCATTGATATCTTCAAGATTTGTAATTTCCTTTGATATCCTGGCAATAGTGCCTGCAGTAAGCGGAGGCATGGTAAGAGTTACCTTTTTGTTGAATATTCCTCGTACGTCGAATTTTATCCCTTCCCCCAAAAGAGTGTTCCCGGCTTGTTGTTCTGTATTTTGTTCTTTCATTTTATAAAAGAGGTTTCTGTGCTGATTTTTTATCCAATTCCCTTTTTAACCTTTCAATTTCATTTGCCATCCCGTTGATCACTCCGAAAATGTATGATATGGAAGTATCCATGGCTGGTCGGCTTCCGAACCTATTCCCAATTTCATTTTTAGAGTGATATTCCAAGAGTTTCGCCTGGTGAAGTGCTGCTAAAATATTATCCAAGTCACTCCTAAGTTCAATGGCGTTCCTGAACTCGTCAAGAGCCTTAATGCTCTCATTGGTAAGTTTTTTCCTGAAGATGCCCATGTGTAGTCTTTAAAAAAAGCCGACCGCAATCGACCGGCTTTTTGCTTTGTTACCTACTATGATGGATTCAGGAATTTGAACTGGTACGGTGAGGTCCCATTCCCTGGATCAAGAGCTTTTGCCGTGACCTCAATCTGCAGAAGATCCTCGGCGGATAGACTACCATCAAACCTTGCCAAAACAGATGCTTTGTAGATATTGATGGTAATGTTATTGGTGGTAACAACCTCCAATGCAAGTTCAAGCGGCACCACGGATACGGGGCCGTCATAAGTGTGTGCTGTAGGAGCTGCGGGAGTGGTTGCCACACCACCCTTAACTACTGCAATCAGAGCCGGAGAAAGATCGTAGGCTCGCCATTTCCCGGTTAAAGCACCAGCATCGGTTACTGTCTCTTTAATCGGAGCTGTCGCTTCTTCAACTTTATACTGTTTCGTCTGAGCTGCCTCCTCCGAAAGCGTGAAGGATCCGCGAACGGTCTGTGCCCATAGCGTCAAAGTTACGGGCATAGTGTTTGATCCGGTGGGCGTTCCAAATTTGATGGACTTAATCCCATAACCATATTTTTCTACTGCCATTTCAATTCAATATTTTTACGTTTAACCTAATGTTCGAATAGTGCTCATCAAGCTGTGATTCTGAATAGTACTTTTGTTCCTCTACTTCAATGTTAATCTTATCCTGGTAGACATTTTCAAGCAACGGTACCAAAACCCCTGTCATAGTCTCCAAAGCACCGTAATCTGGCACACCAGGAGAAAGATCAGGACAGTGATAATTGACATTTACCCTAGTTTTCTGCAGTACCCCTGAACCTATGGGTAAAGTGTTGATCACGATGTACGCCGTTTTGGATTCATTTGGATTGTTTTCCTTCTTCGTCAATAAATATATCGGACAGGTAACTGAAGGCGAGGCCTTTATGATCGCATAAATTTTGTTTATTGCTGTGTCCGATGTTTTCATGATCGTAGAACTGTTCTGATTACATCATCCAAATCGAAATCTACCACTACACCCTTTTTGTTCAGTCTTTCCCGAAGTCCTTTCAGCTTTCTATCAAGGCTTACCAGGGCAGTATCTGATTGAGTGGTGATAACATTATATCCTTTACTTTCTACATCGCTGGCATATTCCATACCTGCAACTCCGACCAACTGATATCCTGATCCTTTGGGAATATATCCCAGGATGGATTTCGCGGCCAGAATGCCCTCAGCGGTGCCTTCAAGATCCTCTTTAATTATCACTCCATCTTTAAGGATGAAATATCCAATTGAAGATCTCAGATTTCCGGTTACGTCACCAAACCCACCCTGGGATTTGGTCATATTCCTTGCATCAGTTACGAATTCCTCCCCAACGAATTGGAACACCTTAATGATGCCATTTTCGATGGTTCGGTATCCCTTTTGGAGCTCCATAAGGATATCTCTGTTCTGAAAGCGTGGAATTAGACCCATAACCGAGAATTAAGCTGTCCGTTATGTTGGCGTTTTAGAGTTCCGGAATATATACTGCCATCATCCAAAGTGAGAGTAACTTTACTGCCGTATTTCAGAATCACATTTGTGAGCGGCATGAAGACAACAAAATCAAAAACTATTTCTATGCCATCAGCTCCACGAATAGAAGACCCTTTCCCGTTTGGTTCAGCTCTGCACTCCGAATTAAATGTCGAAGGTGCTGCAACAGTAAATTTGCCGGTTGCAGTATTTTGAACAGGTTCCTCCCGGTTAAGAACTTCAATATTATGTGGATACTGAATTACCATAGGTTAGATGAGTCTGATATAAAAGGACTGCCATTTGCTACGTCGTTCCACTTTTGGTAAATTGCATTGGCCATTTTCAAAAAATTAGATTTGTCGGTAACAGATACCTGATACCCACCCTCTGAAATATTTGCGGCTGTTACAAGAACCATATAGGCATCAGCAGTTGCCAGGTCAAATTGCTCTGATTTCCCTGTATATTCAGCCGTAGCTGTCAACCCACGGTCAATAAGTACTTTTTGAAAAATACCTTCTGCCAATGGATATCCAGCTACGGTTGATTTTATCGCTTCAAGATTCGTCATGTGTTATGACTTAGAGATTAACGCCCCATCCGGTGTGTTCAACATCGAGATAGTACAAGCTGTCGGGATCGTTCAGCACCGGGAACGCATTGGCTTCGCCTTTGGTCCATTCACTGAACGGCTCATGGGTTGCCCATTTGGTCATAAGGACAAAATCCCTTTTTGCCATAGTGGCAATCTTCTGAACTTCCTGTGAGCTTTCGGCCGCGATAGGTCCGTGCTGAACCATACCGATTTGCAGATCCTGTGCGAACAATACACGATGGTTTTCCCATGGATTAACCACGGTCCTTGTATTGTTGGCGTCTTCAAACCTGACAGAAGGATTAACGACAACGATCCTCGGAAGCTGGTTGGCTTCCATGTATTCGTTGATGGTATCCAGCGTAACAACCAAAGATCCTTTAGCGTTTACCCAAGCTTTGATCTTGTTGACGGTGTCGGTTGCATTTTTCAGGTCGTTGAAATCGCCCTTGCGCATAACCACATAGCGAACAGTCCTGCCATTGGCTTCAGCAGCAGCAACAATCGCTTCAATGTTGTCAAGCGGCACAGCCGTTGCAGAAGTTGACCATGGAATGGCTACACCTGATTTATTTGCTGTCGGAACGCCAAAGTTTACGGCTGATTCGGTTACAAGACCGGCATTGTTTGTTTTTGCCAGAGATATTTCTGCTTTGGATGCAGCCTGGATAGCCAGATACTCCATACGTGCGCGAACGCCGTTGTAGCAGAAGTCGAAATCTGCAAAAACATGGTCCAGAATGGCTTTTAAATCGCTTTGACCGGCAACGAAAGTGAGTAACCTTTGGTATTCGTTCCAGTCGGACTCATTCATGCCACGTTTGATCGCAATTTTCGGGATATCGCCGGACATTTTGTTGACCACTTCACGGGTCTTAATCGGTGCAGTGGCATTGTAAGCGATTACATCTGCCATAACGGGCACTCCCGTTTCAGTTGTGAGGGTCTCCCACTTCAGGGAGGTAACCGGTTTAATGCCGAAGAAATTCGGAAAATATACCGGGATAACGGCCTTGCTTGAAAAGCGAGCCGCCATATTCTTTTTGTTAACCTCTTTAATAAGACTTCTTTCCATTTTTTACTTTGTTTAAGGTTATTCAAAACGGATCAGCGGCAAACTGGCCTTAATATTCGCATCAACATACTGCGGCATGTTTGTCTCGTTTACAGTTCCCCTAAGGAGTACGCCAGCAGTCTGATTCTGAAGAGTAAGATCAACCGGATTCAGGGTTAATCCAACGGGAGTGTACAGGTACGGTTTGGTGGCATAGTTTACACCACCGGCAAATGCATCGGAAGCATCAGTAAGGACAGCTCCTGTTTGAGCTCCATCCCAGCCAGCGGAACCGGCTACAACTGCTGCGCTCAGGTCCAACCCGTAGCCAACAACTCCGAGAGCGCGAACGGCAGTCTGAATCGTTGCAGCATTGTTTTTTGATGCAGTTGTTTTGGCCAATGCAATCAATAACCTTCCAGCAGAGAATGAAACTGCAAGATTGTCATCTGCAGCCTGGCTGATAACCAGAAGCAATCCGTTGAAGTTGGCCGGACTGGATGCAACCGGAATAGTTACAGTCAGAGTGTCGGCAACATCATCGGTAACAGTTGCAGCTGCAACGACACCACCAGCGGTGTCAACAGTTTCTGCCTGGTACAAGACAGTTCCTGCTGCTGAAACTAACAATGAGCCTGCATCAAAACCGAGAGTATCATATGTGGTACCAACGGTAATTGCATTGATTTCGAGAACTACCTTCCCGTCGGAGATCTTATCCCCAACTTTAAGGGTGTGCGCTTTCTCGATCCTGGGCGCACTCGCACTTCCACCTGCGACAATCTTCGCAGTTTTGAGAACATGGAATAATCCATTGGTGTCTTTGCCAACGATACTGCCAGCTTTCAGCTCTTCGACGGCTGTAGTGTTAAAGTCGGCAGCAGCTATCGTTGCACCCCCGGTCAATACCTCCAATACTGATTTGATGACCGGATTGTTTTGATATTCGCTTTCTTTCTTTACGTACATGATCAATTCAATTAAACTTTAATTTTCACGGTTCCAGGATCCTCATTGGATGCCTCTCCGTTCATGATTTTTGCATATTCTTCCACCGTTTTTTCAGTGTCAAACTGACCTTTCGGCGGAACATCAGGAACTAAACCCTGGTTGATCATTTCCTGCCTGAAATCAGTGTAACCTGTCTGCAGGGAAGTAATGACTTCATCCAGTTTTGTTTCGTCCTCCACGTTTACGGACCTGCCCTTAATCCATGCATCAAAGCCTTTCTTTTCAGAATCCGTCTTCAGTCCTTCACGGACAGATGCCATTACCTTTTGCTGCAGTGTCTTTTGAGTTTCACGTTTTTCGTAACCCTCAATGCGTTGTTGCAACGGCTCAACTGCAGATCTCACGGCATTGGCCACAATGGTCGAGATGTCATTTGGATTCGGGTTAGTCGTCGTCCCGGGAGGAGTTGTTTTTTCCAGTTCGGCTTTCTGTTTGGCGAGTGCAGTGGTTACCCTCGTATCAATGTCGCCCTGGAAAGATTTTAAAAGTAATTCTGCCCCATTTACGGCTGGTTCAATGCCGGTTTCTTCTGTTATTGATTGGCCCAGGTAATCTGCAACCTGTTCCAGTGCTCTGCTGCTGAACCCTAAGTTTTGATACTTGGTTTTCAATAATGCTAGAATTTTTTCTTTCATCCGATGAAATTTTGATTACTTAATTTGCAAATCAAATTTCAGAAGATGCGGGAGTTATAAAATGTGTTTAGGATGATTTGTTTTATTTGTTTGGTGAAAGATTGAATTTAAATTCTTTAGAATTAAAAACATCAAATTTTAGAAAATTTATCTAGTTGATAAGTTTTTATATTAAATTTATAGAGATATTTACCTCGATATTCGATAGGCTAAATTGCTATGAACGTATTTAATTATCATGATTTTGTAAACAATTTAAGTGAGTTTGAGAAAAAAAACGCACCTAAGAGTATTTTCTATGAAGGTGATATTTCTTTATTAACTAATGGAATAAAGGTTGCTGTAGTTGGAAGTCGAAAGCCAACTCCAGAAGGAATACAAAGGGCTAGGTTTATTACAAATGAGCTTGTTAGATTGAACATTACAGTAGTTAGCGGTTTGGCTGAAGGTATTGATACAATTGCTCATGAAACAGCAATAAAGGGCAAAGGTAAAACAATAGCATTTTTAGGAACTCCTTTAAATATTGTGTACCCGAAATCTAATATTATCCTTTTTGAGAAAATTAGGAAAGAACATTTAGCTTTTTCGCAGTTTCCAGAAGGATATCCTGTAATGAAGCAAAATTTCCCTGCACGCAATAAAACTATGGCACTATTTAGTGATGCGACCATTATTGTCGAAGCCTCTGAAAACAGTGGTACTCGACATCAGGGATGGGAGGCATTGAAAATGGGTAGAAGTGTATTCATCATGAAGAATGTAATTGATAATCCAGAAGTTCGTTGGGCAAAGGATATGTTAATATATGGTGCTCAGGTACTTACTAGAGATAATTTTTCAAAGGTTCTAGAGGATATCCCAAATTTTGTGTCAAGTGGAGACTTTGCCTTTTGAATTATTATACCTGTCATTGTTTGGCTATTCTCCTAGAGATAATTCTCAAATTGCACAGAAATCCAGAGATTTAAAGTCACATGTCAAAGCAGGACGTATAGAGACAATCAGAAAGGCAGTAAGTTTCTGCAATGATCTTGAACCAAATGAATATAATGAGTTTTTAAATTCGAATGTTACACTTGTTCCAATTCCAGGTAGTAGTTTATTTTTGGAAGGGGCTGTAAGGCCTCCGGCATTAATTTCTCAGGCTCTTTATGAGGCAGGATTAGCTTATAATGTTGCTGACATTCTTTATCGTGATCATGCAGTACCTAAAAGTTCAAATTTCTTTACATCAGATGAAAGACCATTATTTACAACACATTACAATTCATTTCGTTTAAGGACAAGTTTACATATAACTCAAGACATTACTTTAGTAGATGATATTCTAACGATGGGACGAACGGCATATGGAGCTGCATTACGATTAATTGAAGCGTATCCAAATGCAAAAATTCGCTTATTTTCTTTACAACGAACACCTTATAATAAAAGCATAAGTGAATTATTATCTGTTGAAAGAGGAGTCATTATTGCCTATCCGAGTGGTAAAACATATATTCCTATAGATTAACTTGCTCCCTGCCAGTTAAAATTATCTTGAACCCAAAAAGGCTGTTTTTTCCAGTTCTTTATTTTTTCCCTATTTTCTGCGATGTATGTTTTCATCGATTCCGGAATATCTGCAACATGCCCAGTGATCTTAACATCATCGTCCATCAATGAATCCAGAAATACTTCCTCGTCTGGCAAAACAGGAACAGCATAACACAGGCAATTTGGATGCCATCCGACAAAACGGAATTCTTTAGGATATTTCCCTTTTGCGTGATCGCAAATATCCGGGGCCGGATGCCGGTCACTCAGCTTGACTTCATATCCGAGGATAAAATCCATTTGTTTCCATCTTTCCTGATCAGCTGTCCGGTAGGCCATGTTTATTTCAGTTCTGGCCAACCTTCTTGCATTTTGTACTGAGCTGCGATATTTACCTCTGCCAGGATTATATTCCTGTGCACTTTTTGAAAGTTTCAATTCACCGGTTTTTGGATCTCTGACGCGCCGGAAGAGTTTATCCGGTTCTTGAAGTAGTTGACGGACATCCTGGCTGATTGCCTGTGCACTTTTGCCAGTTGACAGTCCATTGTCCAGGTAAAATTCCATGATATTTTGATTGCCGTTGGCCAGATCCCATACTCTATCAGAAAGTTGTAACCCATCATATTTGCGCTTTTGGAATGCATTGAATGCATCTATGTTGCTTTGGAATAATCCTTCCTCAACAACCTTTGAAATGGCATTATTCCCAATAAATGACTTTATTATTTCGTCGTTCTTTTCATTGGCCAACGCCCATGCCCAGGATTGGTTCTCTTTAATGATTTCATCAATTCCTTTCTGAAATTTGGCTACCTCTGTTTCCAGTTGTTTGTTAAGTTCAGGATCACGGATAACAACACCGTTTGTATTTTCCCTGTACTTTGCCAGAATGGGAGAGGTTCGTTCAATGAATTGTCGATATATAGCATTCGTCTGCTGGTCAGTCTGCAGAAGTTTACGAATCAACTTTCTTTCGTATATCCCTGTTATTTTTTCAGCATCACTCATTCCCGGAGATGTTTTCTGACCACTACTATAAATTCATCGAGGGTACTGCAGATCGCATATTTGTTCCCGGTATTTTCAACCGATACCTGAAAAGCTTTTTGGTTTTCTGTTTGCTTCCCTCTTCCTACCTTCATTTCAATACAGAGAATCTGGCCACGTGAATTTGGTGCCAGCAGAATAAGATCAGATACTCCGGCTACAACTCCTTCACTCTGCAACCTTGCAGCCTCAAAAGAGTTTCTTTTTCCACCATTGGGGACAGCAAATAGCAGCATCCGCAAGTTTGAATATTGAAGATTGAACCAGCGAACGCAGGCCTGCTGCAATGAGGATTCATTATGTCTCATTTCAGAAAAGTATGATACAAAGCACACCTAACAACCAAATGAAAAGTATGCATGAAAAACAGATATTCACTTTACTATTCATTTTCATGATTTTTATTTTAGAATGTTCCTGTCATTTCTCGTTGCTGAAGTTCTATTTCGGCTTCAGTGTCTGACTTCATCCTTTCAAGTTCCTCAGAGACTTCCGACACTAAGGGATTATTCTCAATTGCCGTTTCATTACTGATAAGTGGTTTACCCATCCTGGCAAGTGAAAGTATCTCAATTTCCTCTTTAGTGTTTTTGGGAAGGTATGGAGTGAAGACTGGTTCAATGAAAAGGTTATCTACCTCAGATGATAATTTCACATTGATGACAGTCCCTAAAATATGTTTTAAAAGGTTGAGTCGCCTAGTAAACATCTCCCCAAAAACTTCGATCTTATTTTCCGCTTTTAGGTGGGCGTCAGTGAACATTAGTTTAATGGCAAATCCACTTAGTGCACTACCAACAGCTTTCATCTGTTCAAAGCTGATGTTAGGAGTCTGTGTCATGGCGTAAATCATTTTTTCAAGAATCTCGAATTCAATTTTCTCGCTCTCCGGTGCATGGGTCCATGCCATGTAATCGGCATTTCCGCCCTCTTCCATTTCAATGATTTTTCCCGACGTTGTTTTCCCTGGTAGGCTTTTTACTTTCCCGGTTACTTTTACCATTGGTGACCCGAAGTAATCATTGGTGTCTCCAAATGAAGATATTTTCGCTTCGTATCTGTCAATCATTGTTTGGACGAGGCTCCATTCAGGTTCCTCTTGCGAGTAATATATCACGGGTATTTTCCCGAGAATATTTTCATTTTCAATGCTGGTCCAATCTTCGCGTTTTTCGCGCTTGATAATTTTGTTTTCAGTCCATGTGTCGAAATGAAGAACCTGTTTATCTCCTTCAAGCGTAACATATTCGCGGCTGAATGCAACCAAGTCATCATACTCATTGAAATATGGGTACAGCTTGTCTCCATCTTTTGGTGTTAATAGTTTAACCCTGAGTTTGAATTTTGCCGCAGTATTCTTTTCCAGTCTAGTTTTCCAGAAAGTAGGGTCTTCAACCAAGTACCAGAGCTCTGCTGCTTCACACTGGCTCATGACGGATCTGGCTAACTTCCGGTCAAAATATATGTTTTTATTGTCATCAAGGGTTTTTTCAACCATAGTGGCCAATGCTTCCTGTGATTCATTGGAAGTGAATTTCTTTATTTTAACAGGATTCCCAAGAAGAAATCCAACCGCCCGGTTAACAATTATTCGTTGAAAAGGGATTCCTATTCGATTTACTTTCTCCGTTCCATCGATATAAATTTCTTTGCCTTCCTGGTCCTTTTGTCCGATGGGTTTCTTTATTTTTTTATCCGGCCGAATTACAGGGTCGAAAACATCATGCTCAGAAGGGTTCCATTGCTTTTTTAGTGTTTCATAATCGGGCAATGTTTTTTTAACGGAAAAGATTTTGACCTGATCAGCTGGCGATTTCTTAAGAATATCATCAAGTAACATACTTACTTTTTGAGTGCAAGTTACCCAGGTGGATGCCAATGGAATCAGGCATTACCGGCTTTATTTTTGACTTTTTGCGAAAGGATTAAATATTAAATAAAAAACGGGGCTTTGTACACCCCGTTTCATTGTTAACCCCCAAACACACAAAGTCAGAAATTAATCTGACTTGAAGAATAGCAAATATAATTAAAAAAATATCCCGTCCAAATCTTGTATTCCAGATGAAGCATTATCATGAGGATAAAATGTATTGGCCAATGAATCCGACCAGTCTGGTGACCGGCGGAGCCTTTGTTTTATGTCTTCCTTTGGTTCAATGATGATACTCCCGTTGCTTTGAAACTTCCATTTTATCTGGGTTAATTCCTCCGTAAGTTCATCAGATGGAGGAAGACATGCTTTTGAATTATATGCCGGATTTAGCCAGTCACGGATTGCCCAGAATAGGAACGCCCGCATATTGGCAAATTTATATACTCCGGTTATGTCGCTCAGTCCTTCTGCTGATTCAGAAAACTTACATGAAAAGGCATTCTGGTAATTTAGCTCAACCAGACGGGAGTATACTCCGGCGCCCTCGCCAATCGTATCAATGAATGCTTTGTTTTGTGGTTGTTTTAAGTTGTTGGCTATTTCGCCTGCAACCTGCATGTGATCTGCCACACCTGCACGGCCGACAATTGAAAGGCGATCAACATACCAATCATGCCGGTGACAGAATACTGAGTTGTCACGGCCCATGCCAGCCACATCTACACCCAACCTCAAAGGCAGTTCTGGTTTTCTGGCTGCCATCCAACGTTTCTGTGCCTGCTCAATCCATTCAAGCGGGATAAGAGTATCAGAAGACACTTCTGGGAACTTTCCGAGCACTTTCACCCTGAAAAGGTCGTTAGGCCTGTACCAGTTACCTTCCCATTCAAAATCTGATTTCTCTGCGGTTACCTGGTCCGGAGTTATCATCATGCACCATGTCTCGACTTTATCTTTCACCCACTCGTAATCAACCTGTCCTGGAATGATTATTTCTCTCCGCAAAACATTGGGTGACATCAGGGAGTTGAGCCTGAATTTTTTCCACTTTGGCGATGTTTGGGATCTTGCAGCATAACCGGTTGGACTGTTTGGGTTGAAAACGATAAGCATACGTGAATTGCCTTGCAGGTTGCCTTCAATGGCGTTGAAAATAGTTTCTTCGATCCCTGATGCTTCGGTGACAATGAACATCGTATTTACGGCATGGAATCCGGACCATGCTTCATGGTTGTCTTTTGATGCCCGGAAGCCGGTTAAAAACCATTCCTCTGATTCGGTTCTGATATCGTAACCTACCAACCTCCCTGGGAGTATCCCTGCCCGGGTAAACAATCTTGAAATTTCCGGGAACATAATGTTCTTGACCTGTCGGTCCGTCGGGGCTGTCATTGCAACCTTTGTGTTGCCAATCAATTCTTTTTTAATTGACCATCGCGGAGTGAGGTACAAAAAACAAATGGCCGCTACTGCAGCCACGAAGTCTTTTCCACGGGATGTCCCTGAGCAGACAGATACTCGCGGATGGACCCTAACGGCTTCAAGAATGGCCTGTTGCTCTGGATCCAGATTTACCTTCAGAACATCCTTCGCAAATTTGTTCCAGTCCTGTTGCCATGCTTTCCAAATATGTACATAGTTATTCGGATTCACTTGTTGCTGTCTTCATCAATTCAAGAAACATATTCCCCTGGAAGTCATGTTTTGTCGGAGCATTTATACCGAGTATCTTGCATCGCTGTTCGATACACCATTGAACACCATCCAAATACCGAGGATCACCCAGTCCTGTTTCTTCAGAATCCCGTTTTTCAATTTTATCAACGGCCGAAGGGGAGCCATGTTTTTTTACTTCTGACTTCTTAACACCTTGAATTGATTTTTCCCAGGCTTCCCAATATGTTTTTTCCAGCCGGTTTATCTTTTCCAATTCTATGGTTTTATGATAGTCGATCAGTTTATCACGATCTTTTTTCCAGTCGTTTAATAATTCCTTGACATCGTTGAAAACGGTAACATGGGTTATATTTCGTCCATGCAATTGATTTACTTCAGCTGCAATTTCCCGAAACGATTTCCCTTTGGTAAACAATTCGGCAATTAGTTGCTTATCGTATTCTCTTTCGCCTTTACTTCGTATCCAAGCCATGATGAATCGTTAAGTTCTATTGTTAATCAAACTTTTCGCATAAGCCGTCAATATCCGATCTGCCAACTGGTGTTTTTCTCCACCTGGCAGCGGTAACGAAAATTCAAATGTCAAAGCTTCAACCACTTCCTTCTCGGAAGGTAGTTTATCATTTATGGTTTCAACCTGGTATGCAGATCCGTTGAGTTCACCTGATGGAGAAATCAAACCGCGGTCGTAGACTGTAAATCGATTTGAAAAATACTTCCGATTTAAATTTTCTACTTCATCTCTGGTGTGATATTTTTGAAAATACCACTCGCCATACCGGTAATTTCCGGTAAATCCCTGTTCATCCAGAAATGCGGCTGATTCTTTGCTGTCAAAACTGTTTTTGCGGTCGATGTGCATTCGTTTATATTTCAGCGGAATGCCGGACCAGAATATTATACCTCCTTTTTTGCATAATGCAGACAGGGTAATTAAAACAGAGTTTTGCGCTTGAATGCTATCAACTGAATTCATAACGCTATCGCAAACAACGACATCAAACTGACCAACTGATGACAGATGGTTTTCAATCCTTTGAAAATCTCTCATGATTTCAGACATCCAAATTACATCCACGCCTGGACGCCGGAGATAGAATTCAATTGGGAAAATACTGTACCCTTTTTTGTTGAGCATTTTTGCATAGTCACGTTGACCAGCGCCAAAATCCAATAGATTGTCATTTTTTGACAATTTTGGCAAAACAACCTTTTCGTACAACGTACTCTTTGAATGGGATTCACTCCGGAGCCTGTTCTTTTGGGCCAGGGATTGAATGTATGTTTTTCGCTCAATATGGTCGTATGAAAACTGACCATACTCCATTGAGAAATATTTCAGTGCAAGCGACTCTTTTTCTTTCGGAATCCGGAAGGTCCAAAGATCAAGCCCAAGTAATTTTACAGCTTTAGCATAGACTGCGGAAATAATCACCCGGCCATCCTGATTTATTATGGCGTTTGCGAATTGGCCATATCTCAGAATGAGTTTCGAGAGTTGGTTTACTGCCTGATTTTTTTCACCAGGGGAAATAATGTGAATATCTCGGTTCTTGACCATTGAAAATTCTCCATCAGGGGTATCGGCCTTTACCAGAATAACAGGCGCCTTTTCTGAGATTTCGCATTCGGAAAGGTTGTGGAGTTGATTAAATCGTACCTCGTCAGTTGAATTCACGTCTGTCAGGTAAAATCCTTTTATAGTATTGAATCCGCTGAGTTTTGCTGATTTTGTCCGCTGGTGACCTGCTAGGATTGTCCCATCCTCTTTGCGAACAATAATAGGTTTTATAATTCCAAGGGTCTCAATGCTTTCTCGGAGCGCGGCTATTTTTTCATCCGATATTGCCCGAGGATTATAACTGGCCCCGGCAATTGAAGAAATATCAATATCAACGATGTTATTCATCTCCCGGGAAAATGGAATTAACAAAACCAATTAGAGTGCCATTTGCAGCCATGTATGTATCAATGGCGTTATGCAATTTCGAAACTTCAATTTCCGATAACGGAATTTTGTAGTTTTCAAAAGAAAGATATTGCAGGTGAGCCGTTTGTTCGTAGTCATCTCCAACGATTGATTTTTCACCTTCATCGGTTAATCTTGAAAAGTCAATGCCAACACCCCATTTTGTGGAATTCGTTAGATCCCATCCAAGATCTTGAAGCATATCGTAATCCCATTCACCGAAAGATCCATTGTCTTTAAGAAGGATTCTCTGCTCATCTTCTTCTGTAAGGTTTGGAATAATTGCGACAGGCGCCGATTCATATCCCAATTTCAATGCTGCCAGATATCTTTTTTCTCCCGCGATAATCACCGGCTTTCCGGTCCGGCTTGAACATATTATCGGCCGGGTTTCAAAATAAAGATGATCTTCCTGAATAGATTTGCATAAATCCTGCAGGCTTGAATCTGTAATGGTCCTCGGATTGTTTGGATATTTCTCAATAGAATCCAAACGAATGTAATTCACTGGTATACTTACTTTCATAGCAAAATAATCTGGTCATAAAGGTGGCCAACCTTATCTCTAAAATCTGGGTAAACCTTCCAGAAATTTTTACTCTTTCTCAGATTGTATAAAATTTGTCCTTTATCGCAGCGAAGGATTCTACTCAATGAAAGTATCAGCCTGTATCTGGCCCGTTCATCGAAATTGAAAAAAAGAGGATCTGACAGTTTTATTATTACGGCCACAAAAAGTATACGTGAATCATTTCTGTTTTTGATAATATCCTCCCTGGAATAACCAGTAATCGCAACGAACCTGTCAAGAAGATCAGGAAGTTGGGTCATCTCTCGCAGGAATGGATCCGGCGCCAGGTGGTCGGTTACAAATGGATAAGTTTTTTGTACGCGGTTGTAAAAGGTTTTGTAGTCCATGGGTAATGTTTTTATATGGTTTCTTCAACCGCCATCATGACGGCTTGCTGTAAATTGAATTTTTTCTGTTCAAGCTTTTCAAGCAATTTTTTATGAATCGGATCATCTGAGTAATTCTGGAACAATGTTTGGGATATTCGGGCTTCATAGTCACTGATCACATTTTCAATCTTTGTTACCTGAGCTTTTGCCGCTGATATTGCCAGCTGTCGTTTACTGGACATTATTTCCTTTGTGTCAGGATAATATCCGCAGTAACGAAAGGTAACATGATGAAATTTGAATCTTACCTGATATAGTGCGTGAACCCAGGTGAAAAATGGCCGGTGCCGGTTAATTATCCATTTAGGATAGTGCCATTCCCTGACCACATGCCAGTGATAATGGTTCACCTTCCAGTTGCCAAGTTCATCCACTTTCTTTTGGTTTGGATGAACGCATATTCTCACTACAGCCCAAAGTTCTTTTTCCATTTTGATTCAATTAAAGTATTTCATTAATTCTCTCCCGACCCATTCAGCCATAGGCACTGCGACACCGTTTCCAATTTGTTTGAAGGATTGATTTTCGGTCCCTGCAAATTGAAACCAATCAGGAACCCCCATTAACCTGGCATATTCCCTTACAGTGTATGGTCTAACCTTGTTGGGATGTGATTTGTCAACCACCAATCGGGTGGAACGGTCTTTCGCATAGTGGGCGACACAGGTAGGGGCATAACTTCCAGAGTCGGATGGATCAGAAACAATTGGCTTATCCCGGTACATTCCGTTGATGCGGTTCGTGACAGACTGCGGAATTTCAATATCCGGTGAGCTTTCAATAATTTCTGATAGCTTTATGCGCCTCTGCCTGTCAGGTGGGGTAATATGTATGTGCCTTCTTGTTCCTATCAATATGAGCCTCTCTCGCTTCTGTGGAAGCCATGTTAAGGCATCAACCGGACAGAAGATATTGATGTAGTAGTCCGGTAACTTTGTCATTGCCTCCATGACCACTTTAAATTTCTTCATTCCGGGAACATTCTCAACAACATACGCTTCCGGTCTTTCAATGGCCAAATGGCGGAAGAAATGCAGGAAAAGATCATCACCGGTCCGCGTTCCATGAATGTCCGCAATAGTACTGTATTTTGTACACGGATAGGTACCGACTATCACATCAGACTTTGCCTGGGAAAGCACTGTGATATCCTTAATATCTGAGGCTACAACCTGATGGCTGAAATTACGTTTCAATGTTTCAACGCAAACTTTGTCTATCTCAAGTGACTGAATTATCTCAAGACCTGCTAATTTCAATCCAAGGTCCATAAGCCCGCCACCTGAAAAATATGATTTTACAGTTGGTTTCATATTTTAAAATGGAAGATCCTCGTTGTTTATTTTCTCTGCCTCTTCTGGTGTATTGCCGACCGTTTTGTATGGGATACCATCAACCGTTTGCTGTTTCTTTTCTGGTGTGTGTATTCCGGACATGTACTTTTTACCAGAACTTGCTGACGTGTTGACCCAAAGGGCAACATCATGAATTTCTCCTGCGATGTTAATTTTCCCCCGATATTCCGGTTGTGTATTATTTTCACGTTTTTGGTTCTTGAAGATCATTATTTGACCCTCTTTAAGCTCAAAGTTTTTATTTGTCATTTTGATTTTTTTATGTTATAAATCTCTCAAATTGAATATTTTACTCAGGAGTAGAATCTTCCTCAATTATGGCATCTGCCATAGCAATTGACAATCGGGCTATTCCCTTCAAAGTATGCCTGCCTAATGGGAAAGATGTGGTTGTTATAATCGCCTGCATTGCAGCAGTTGCGATGTAGAGGCGTTTGGAGATCCCCGCCATCTTTACCATATTCGGGTAATGATCAATCCTATCCATTTGGTCCTCGGTGATAGGGAAAGCCGGTTCATATTTATTTTCCATTATCTTCATTATTTAGAGTTAATTCTTCCCCAGTAAGTGAATAGTATAGGTTTTGAAGCTGGTGGACGTAATTTATTTCAAGTCCGATAGGTTCTTCATGAATAGATACTCCATAACCCTGGTCTGACGAAATCCTTTCAAGGTCTATCTTCCCTGAAAAAAATACTCCAATTGCTTCGGATTCAGTAAAACCAAAATTCTTGATCCATTCATTTGTGAGCGGTATGGGTTTAAACTTGCCATCCTTAAAATCCATCCAAAATCCTGAATCTAAAAAACCAATAAAATATCTATCGGCTTTTACTTTCATAGTTTCTGCGTCAGGTATTTGACCTATTGTACAAATTTTCTTGATTGATAATTTTCTGTCATCTAAAAAGTAAATCAAATTACCTGTCCTTAATTCACTTGCTTTCATTTCGTTGATTTTAAATTGTTCAATTATTTCCCACTTAATGTGGCGTTTCCGATAGCCACCAACGCAGTAATGGGCTGTCTTTCTTGTAAATTTATTACGGCCGCATAACAAGCATTTGAATCTGACAATATTCTTCATAAGGGTTTACCTTTCTCCCGGAAATCAGGACATGTAAATATCTTCTCCTTTGAAAAGTAATACTCTTGATTGCATTTGCCGGTGTGCCTGCAGTTACTGCAGGCTCTCACCTTCAATTTTCCAGATTTCTTCATCCTTTGTCGATTTCTGACATACACCACCGGCACCCATTGTAACCATTGGCCAAATAGTTAACCATTTCGGATCGCTTTAAATACTTCTGATTATGCCGTGCAAAATCTTTTAAGCATTTGCAACCACTGTCAACGCTGTGGATTTCCTTGGTTCTGAGGTTGGCAACATACTTGTAACCGAACAGGATCTGGAACCAGTTACGTTTGATTCCGGTTTTAACTTTTTGTGTCATTCTGATTTTCTTTTAGGTTTTTAATGAATTCTTCTTTTGCCTTTTTCAATACAGGCGATTGATAATTATCAGGTAATTTTGAAACATAGGCTCCTCGCTCTCGGCGATACTCCCGGCACCACCGGAGCAATTCTGCAGGATCAATTCTTCCATAAAAACTGCCGTAACGTCCCTTTTTAATGAAGTTGAAAAAAAGATTTAGTTCGGCCATATTGAGCATATAAAGCTCCTCGTAGATGTACCAGGCAAGCTCGTTGATCTGGTCTTTATTCAAGGGCAAATCGAGGTAAAGGATAAACTGCATCAACCATGATTCTATAAGGAACCTGGGAGCCTCTGCGGAATAAATTACCTTCAGTTCAGCAAGGGTCACAAAACCGGCATCATAAGCGTGTGCAACTGTTTTGATATCTTCATAGCGCTTAACAGTCGCCCGGTGGTTGAATTTTGTGATAAATTCAGCCTCGGTAGGGTAATGCTCCAAAACCTTTTTAACGATTGACTGCCTGGTTTTCGGCCATACGTCTGGCAAGGTCTTGAGCTGCTTCGAGTGCAAGTTGCTTTGTGCGGTCGCTTTTGGTAAAATTCTTGATATTGGCTCCATTTCTCTGGATGATTTCATCGTTCCAAGATTTGTTATTTAAGAATGTTTCGGGATTTTTCCGGAATTGTTTATCAGGTATTGCCGCTTTGTATTTTGGCAGGTATTCAAAAATTTCAGACTTTTCAATTGGAGTTAACCTCTTATACTTTTTTTCAAGTTTTGATTTATCTCCAACCTTTTTGTCGTACAAATTCCAGAATTTTTCAAAACTGAATTCATCAATAATGTCTGCATTAATTACTGCAGCATTATTCATTTTCAATTTCAATTTACTTTCAATTTCAATTTGTGTACAACTGTCTGCATTTATAGAATTAATGTCATCATTAATAGAATTAATGTTAACATTATGCCTGTCATCTAGTATTACCAACAAATATTCCTGAATAACATCGACCTGTTTGTAACGTGATGTAATCTCAAAATACCTTTTCTGAATACCTTTTGAAGATAGAATACTGAACCTGTCAAAAAGGGATTTGTCAAAAAATCCGCGTTTGACCAATTCTTTCACTATTTCGCTCACTAACGAAGGAGTAATTCCATCACCCGCGCGTTTCGCAAGGAGAGTGCTTTCATCTTCATTCCATTCAGTAAAGTAGCCTTTACGGTAAATTTTGCAAAGAAGCCGGATAGCTATTACTTCACCCTTTATGCCAAATCTGGCAGATGTAAATTCTATCTTTTCATCGCTGAAAAAGTCGACATCAAAAGGGAAGTAATCAATTCCGACTTTATTAGTTCTTGCCATATCCAGCCTCCTTTAATTTTCGGATGGTTAATTCAGCTTTTTTCTTAAAGGTTTTATCCGTATGAAGCAGATTGGTAACTGTCTTGCATGCATGGTTTACGCTGGCGTGATCCCTGTCGTATAATCGGCCAATCCTACTGGGACCGTCTTTTGTATTGAGAACTCTGAACCACATTGCAAAATGCCTGGCTTCGACCAGTTCCCGTATTCTGGATCTGCTTTTAAGATCTTCCACATAAACATTGAATGTATCAGCCACAATTTCATCAATCGATAGTATTATTCCTGGTATAACATAGGGTGATATCATATCAGATTGTATTTCTGGTTAAACAGGTCGATTAATCCATCCATTACAGATTCTTCAACATCGTCTTTGGCACCTGTAATAGCACTACTCATGCTGCGCTTTTCGTCAATAAGCTTGTACACCCATTCATCAATCGTATCCCGGCCAATGAAGTATATGCAGTTAACATGGTCCTTCTGTCCTATGCGATGTGCACGATCTTCGGCCTGTTCCATGATGGCAGGGTGCCAGCCCATTTCAATAAAAGCTACTGTAGAACTCGCCGTTAGGGTTATGCCAACTCCGGCTGCTGCTATACTGCAAACTATCAGGTTAACTCTAGGATCTTTTTGGAACCGGTCAACTGCCTGCTGGCGGTCCTGTGTCGAATCTTCTCCGGTAATTGATACCGATGGGAATTTCTTTTTTACGGCCCCCAGGACTTCACGCAGATGCCCAAATAGAATCAGCTTTTCGCCATTGTCCAAAGTGTCCCGGATGAATTCAAAACATGCTTCCAGTTTTCCCCTGGCAGAAATGTTTTTCAGAATCCCAATCCGGACCATCACCTCACCGCGCATTGACCTGGCCACCTGATCATCAGTTGCCTGTTTGTATTTTCTCAAATAATCAGCCAGATCTTTCAGCGCTTCATTGTATTCCTTTCGGGTAGTAATATCGCATACCACCACCTGTCTTGTTTTGGCTGGAAGATCGGTCGCTTCCGATTTATCACGCCGGTAAAAACAGGTTGATTTAAGTCGGTGGTTAAGCTCACGGAGCTTGTACATATCTGGCTCTTCATAACGATCAACAAACTTTTTCCATCCACCAAATTCACCCAATCGGTTGATAATTGCCAGTTGACTTGCCAGGTCTTTTGGTTTGTTAACTACAGGTGTACCCGTAAGGGCCAGGATCCATTCCTTTTTATCGGCAATTGCCCTGGTGAATTTTGTTTGCTGAGCCTTTGGATCTTTGACACGGTGCGCCTCGTCGATAATGATCGACTTGAAAAAGTCTTTGTTTTCATTGAAAGTGATATCCCGGAGCGTAAGACCTTTGGTATCCTTTGGCATATCGGCCACAAAGTATTTCTTCAGGCTTTCGTAGTTCACAATAAACACCTTTGCCAATCCAGCTTCATAAAAAAGTTTAAATGTCCTTTTTATGTTGTCGTTCAGTATCATCGCTTTGTGGTTGGTCCACATCTGCCATTCTCTCTCCCAGTTCAGTTTCAAACTGGCCGGGCAAATAACCAGGCATGGAAAAGCATCTGAGGCAGATACTGCCGCGATAGCCTGCACAGTCTTTCCAAGGCCCATCTGGTCGCCTACAATCAATCTTTTCTTATCAAGGATATAGGCCACTCCTTTTTTCTGGAAATCAAACAGACGGCCTTTGAGTGGTATTTCAACGGTAAGCTCAGGTAGCTCCACTTCCGGGTAAACCTGTGGAGGCAAAGTGGCGGATGCCACAGGTACATTGAATGCAAACCTGTGGCTCCGCGCAAACTTTTCAACGTCCTCGCGATAGGTAGCAGGTACGGTCCAGGCTTTAAGCTCGGGATTCCATTTACGGTCAGGTAGTTCTTTAACCTTCTCTACCAGTGATGGCATGTACTGAAACCGTATCACGAAGACGTTATTATTCAGCGTAATCAGGCGCATATTCAAAAGAGTGTACCGTTAAGAATAATTGGCATCAAGTATGCAATCTGATCTTCATATCCAAGAACGTCGATGATCATTCCTTTATCAATTCCAGCAAATTGTATTCTGACCTGGTCGCCATTGTAAAATGCCTTTCCAAGTATTTCAATTTGCTTTGGAGAGATGCCAATGAAATCGACACCTTTTGCTGAGAATTGACTTATTACTCTCTCAAAGTTTGGTACAATCTCACCCTTTGGATCAAAGTATTCGAAAAATGCGGTTCTTCCATCCTTGTTCTGACATGCTACACCTTCCTCATTTGCTGTTGCAAATTCAAACTGCATTATGTTTGCATAATTCAAACGATGTAATGAATGACCATTTAGATGATCTTTATCAATAATAGAGTGGTATTCCATTGATTGCTTGATTATAATATGACCATTGCTGGCATAGGCAAAGCCTTCAATGAAGTGAACGCAATTAATAATTGGCCGAAGTTCATTGTCACTACATGCAAGATGCAGCTTCGTTGTAAAGTTGTATTTGTCCATGTTTCTTGTCTGTTGTTTGTTTTTTGTAAATCGATTGTTCATTGTCAATTACCTGGTAATTGAATTTCTCCGGATCTTCTTCGCGTATTTCCCGCAGTCTACGCAAAATCGTTCCATCCATCAGGAATGCTCTGCCAGTCAATTGGCGAACGGCTTGACATAATCTGATCCCATGGAATTTTGAATCCATTGTGTTATAAGCCAGGCGGGTGGCATCCTTAACCGATATCATTGATTTTTTCTTTGTCATAACCTGTCTTTATAGGTTTGGTAGAAACTCTCCCATGCCAGATCCTCTGGATGTGGCAGTATAATCCCAAGCTCCTGGGCAACAAAAACTTCAATCTTATTCAGATATTCGGTGAATTGTTTCGTGTCCAGACTGGTGGTTGAAACCGGCAAATCAACAACTTCCCCGAAAAAGTGTCCTGATTTTTTAGGCAGGTACATTTTTCGGAATTCGCTGTGAAGAATTTCTTTATCGTTTCCGGTTTCGTCTGCGATGCACGTTATCCAAAGCCAGTAAAGCGAATTCTGGTTGATGGTCCTCTTTTCACGTTTCAGTGATACATTTACATCATAGGCTTTACCATCCGGAAGCTTCATTATATAGCTGGCAATAGATTCCTTATCGCGTGGTTTTCTTATCCGTAGCAGCATATTCCTGATTGTTATGCGAATATTTCTACTCCTTTAACTTTTGTCCTTTCAGTTCCTCTCCGCTTGTTGTCTGTCTTTTTTGGAATAGCCCATCCTCTGATTTTGGCAACCCGTAGATTGAATTCCATCCAGACATCTTCATCCACAAACTCGAAATGCATTGTGCCTTTTTTGTATCCGCGTACCCGGAAAAATTCATTCCATTGTACCCATTCACCCCATGGCGTTGGGCTATGGCTGAAAAAATTGTAAAGTGTTTTAGCACAGATGCCCTTCCTGTCGTAACGGTCAGTGTATTCCATCTTCATGACCTGATCATAATTTTTGCCGGTAATGAAACAAAGGGCTTTTACCACATCATCGATTAATGATTCCCGGGTACCGATACGGATCTTTACATTATCGGATGGCCAGCGTGTATCATACTCGCACATCCATTTATCAATGAATCGGCGATTGATTTTATAGCTGCTGTTGGTTTTCCACTTTTCACCTGCTTCTGAATTGTCAGCAGATAAGCTGCAAATCCGGTCAAAGACTTCAACCAATACCCGGTCCATCCTTCCGGCGTGGGTTCCGAAAATCAGTTCCAGCATCCGGAAGATATTTGTCATTGTGAAAGGTACCTGTTGTTGTTGCTCGACAAACTTGTTAATATCTGCCATCACACCGGAGGTAACATATTTCTGCATGTTCATCTTATCAAAGATTGAGCGCCAGGCGGATTTCTGCAGTTCCCTTTTGAATACTTCACGCGTAATGGTTGAATACTGGCCGCCTCGAGAAGTATATGTTTTGTATGCTCCAAATGCAATCCCCAATCCGTTGGAAATAGGAGAAATTAGATTATTGATTTCTGAGCTGGATCCCATTACAGTATCAAACATCTTGACAGCTCCGACGTACCGATTGACAATCTCCCGGATATCATTGTGCTTCATTATGCCGGATCCGTTGACGGTTTCTTCCTGATCATCGTTCATGTCGAAGAAATAACCGCTGAATTCATCCTCTCCTGTTTTGGGTTTGAAAAGGTTGATCAAAGCAACTTCTACATCAGTAGTTCTTTCTGCCCGGCTGAAAAGATTGCCAATATTTTGCCAGTGGCCATTGTTTTCAATCAATTCACCAAGAATGGTTCGCCGTGATGAGTAACGATTCTTGATTGTTTCAGCATTACAAAGGGCCACAATCTGACATCCACCAGGAGCAATATCCCATGCATATTGAATATGCCTGTCAGCATTACTGAAAGGAGGATTCATTACGATGAAATCAACATGGGAAATTTCTTCCGCTAAAACATCGAAAAAATCATTCTTCAGAAACCTGTCAGCTTTTGATGCAGCAACTTTTGCAAGATCCGGGTGTTTTTCACATGCGACTGTATTTGCCCCCAGGTTCTTAACGAAACTGAGAATGTGTCCTGATCCTGCAGATGGTTCAAGTACTGTTTTCCCAACCAGATCCAGATCATTTGTCATCATTTCAATTACAGCTGGTGGAGTAGGGTAAAAATCCTGATTAAACATTCATTGCCTCCTTTCTTAAAGCTGTTTTATCTTCACCGAAAAGAGTGTTCCACTGATAAGCCAGGTGTAAGAATTTTTGCATACCTGAATGGTATAGCTCACTATTCCGGTTTATAAAGACCTTGAAAATTTTAAAATTGACTTTAGAAATACCAATCAGCACGTCACGTTCAGCATCGGCAATGGTCATATATACCGCCCGCTGCCGGTCGTAATCAAAATACCGGATTGAATCTTCAAACTGTTTCTGAGTTGTGGCTGTAGTGCTTTTAATGTCTCCGCCACTTCCTATTCCAGGGAACCATAGATCCCATTTGCAACGCATCTGCAGGTAGAAATCTATGCCTTTGTAATTTAGTTCCAGTCGGCGTGACATTTCTTTCTGGGGCATGGCCATGTTGATATACTCCAAACAGTCATGGTCCATTAGAAAGGCTCTTTTCATTTTCTCAGCCTTTTCAAACTCTTCCGGTGTAAACTGGTCACCGTCCAACCGCCGGGTGATAAAGTTCACCCGGTTCGGTTCGGTAATCATGGCGTCGATAAGACTTCCAAATCGGTAGGCATTAGTAGGGTCTGGCATCTCGCGTGGGTGCAATTGGTTTTGCAACCAGCTCAGGTCAGAATTGCTGACCTCTATTCTTGAATAGTATGGGTCCATCCTACCTGGCTTTGTAGATTTCTTTATACTCAATCAGATTCGATGAAATCTTTTCATCGTTTTTCAGCGCATAGGCTTCGCAGAATGTTTTCATACGCCCGATGGTCATTTTTTCGATTTTGTCAACGGGCCATCCCCTACCTTCCTTTTCAAACCAGAATTGAAATATCATGGCATAAGCGGCTGGATTCTTGACAATGATTTCATAGGCTTCTTTAACTTTTGGGGCTTCCTGAAATAATTCGGCCTGTGTGTTCATAGTGGCCTCGATGGTTGCTGCTGCGGCTCGGGCTGCTGCTTCATCTGCTGCACGATGTGCTGCCTCTGCTGCCTCGCGTGTGGCTTTTTCTTCCGCAGCTTTCCTTCTCTCAACTGCTTCAGCTTTTAATCGTTCTGCATCTTCGGCAGATGCTTTCTCAATTTGCTTAAGTTCTTCAATTTTTGATGCGAACTTGTCAATCAACTCTCTTTTCAGAACGTTTATCTGACTGGCATATTCAAGGTTGAATTCCGGATAAAGCCTTTGGGCAATTTCAATTTGAATACTATCTACGGTTGATTCACCAGTATACAATACTCTTATTTTTGGCACATAAGTGTGAAACTTTTCGGGATCCAGCTTTGCCGGGAAATATGCGATTGCACTGCGATTATCGTTTTCATTTTCCAATGTTGTCGATTCGAAAATTCCAATCAGGTCTTTCTTCGCACTTGAAATCAACTCACTGAAATATGCGGCATATTCTTCTTCTGACCTTTGCCGGATGGTGACAAGCTCCTTTTCCATGGCTAGCTTTTTAGCAGCTTCCTGTTCCCGCTTCCTCTGCTCCTCAATTTTTGAAGTTGCATACTGGTTACGCCAACCTTGAACGTGAGCAAAAATGTTTTCTTTTCCGGTTGGGGAAACATCAGCTTCAATAGAGGTAAACCTTTTCTTGATTTCATCCACCAGCTGGGTGAAAGGTTTACGGCGCTCGTTAAGGGTCTTGTATGTAACCCTAAGCTTTTCAAGATATCCGGCCATAAGTTTGTCCAGATCTTCAGTCATGCCATGGTTCTCGGCTTGCGCTACCAGGTTCTTTCCGTAATCAACTGCCTTGTCACGGGACAGGGTATTTTTCTCCAATATTGACGGAGCCTCGTTAATTATTACTACCAGTTCTTCAGTATTGATTGCTGGCAATGTTGTTGTTTCGCTCATGGTAAGTGTTATTAAAATGGTTCATCACTGTTTAACTCAACTGCTGCCTTACTCGCCTGTGGCTGCTGGACCGGCTCTCCAAAAGGCTGTTTGTTTTCCGGATCATCGGTGGTAGGTTCATCGTCGAATGCTACATTTTCACCAATCCGGAGTTTCGTGTATGATCTCATAGCATGCTTAATGGTTTTTGCTTCCAGGAATCCGGGATCTATCCCGCCGTTTTCACTACTGTAAAGAGGATTTGTGTAACTGCCGGTCCGGGTCTGGGTAGTGGCATATTTTTTTAACCGATCGTAATCATCCTCAAGCAACCATTTGAAATCACTAGATCCATCTGGGAGTTGAATACGCACCCAGCATCCGACAATTTTCTTTGATTGCCTGGGAATCTTTGGTTCGTACTTTACAATCAGTTCGCCCCGGTCATTTGTTGTTGGCTGGAAGTGGTCTCCTTCATAGACTACAACCGGATTCATCATCCGGATAATCTGACCGGCCATAATACGTAGGTTCAATTCACCATAGGCTGTGATGCGGAGATAAGCCGTCTGTGAGTAGACTGGATTCTCTTTGGTTCCACCGGTCTTCACTCCCCTGGCTTCCAGATATGCTTCTGATTTGCTTCCTGGCTGAATACTCAGACCGTTGATGGCAATTTCCAGAAATACACTGTAGAGACTCAGTTTCGTGCACTCTTTTAATTTGCCGTCACTTGATAGCGCCTTTTTGTAATACATGGCTTCCCGCTCGCATACCATAGTGGCATCGGCCTCTGATTTGCCATGTATTTTTGAATACGTCCGGATAAAATTTGCGCGGACAGATTCATCATCAACCAGCTTAATTGGATCTAACTGGTTAAGTTGTTCGAAATTCAATTTTTTTTCCATACTTTTGAATTGATTTTATAGTTACATACTTGCCGTTACTCGTTGCTGCGGGTAGCGGCTTCTTTTATTTCAAGGATTTCATTTATGCGATCGGAGTGGCAGCTGTCAAGGAAGTAGGCACTGCAAGCTTCGGAATGATATTTATTTTCTGGATTTACTGCATGTATTGCAACATTAACAGTAGGCATACCTTTCAAGTCAAAGCCTGAGTAAACCACAGCTTTCGTTACTTCGTTTCGCAGATTGTATTCATAAGCTCCATCAGCGATGTCAATTAACCTTTCGATATATTTCTGTTTATTCATGGCTTCAGAATTTTTCGATTAATTCTTTTTCACTGTTTTCAAGTTCGTGAAGAATTTGAGGCAATTGAAATGTTTCAGGAATCCTAACGTCTTCAAAATCTTCATCCTCATTGTCAAGAATCATTGCAACCAGGGCGGCTGCGCACAGGAGGCAAAACACGGTAAATCCGGCTACCATCCCAATCATGATTATGTCAGTTGCGCTCATAACGTGCTGATTTTGTAGCTATACCAAATAATAATTACGATAACAGCGACGATAATCGCCCCGAAGATCAACCATTCAAATGGCGTTGGATTTCCACCGGTAACCGGTTTCAGTTTCTTGTATTCCAGCATAGTAACTTTCTTTTTCATCTTTTGATAAGTTTTATGTTCCATTCATTTTGATTCACTGTTTTTCTCCACTCATCAAGCCTTTGCTTGCTTCTGAACCAGACCTCAAGTTTTTGAACTTTTGATGTAGCTACCGCATAGGCTTCTGATTTTTTAAGGCCGTTTATCCCTTTCGCTTTCAGTACATCCCTGTCATTCGAAATGGTATTTCCCTGCCACCTGATATCGGATACTATTGCCCCTTCTGATTTTCGATTTGTGGTCATTTGCTTTTTTGATATCCTTTTAATTTTTTCCTTTTTGGCATGTAAATAACCTGACCATCCCAGGCGACTCCCATTTGCAGGAATCCTGTACCTTTTGGTTTTCTGTTGTTGTTGTAGACTGTACGAGGATTTTTCCTTCTTTCTCGTCTTGTCAAACGGTAGGGAACCCTTTGCTGTTCCTCATGTGTCATTTCAGTTTGATTCTTTAATTTTTCCATTTTAATGTATTGTTTTAAGATCCATTCATTCACTGTTTTATTCCACCTACTGGCCTCACGGATTTCGATGGAATTGGTTTATTATGGCCGGGCATTCTATGTTTTTCAATCAATCAATCAATTAAGTTCCCGGCAATCATTAAAGAAGTCCGATCGATGCTTCTTCCATGTGATGCATTCTGGTTGCCTTATCGTGAAGAATCTTTTTCGCTTCCTCAGATTCGGCCAACTTTTCAAGATCTGTAACCAGAGGCCAATCTATATTGCTGTATCTGTTGGCCCTTTCAATGAGTTTTTTGTCTTTGTCTGTCATGGCTAATCATTTAATGGTGGTCGTTTCTTGTCATGCTGTTCATGGCATTTGCTCATCGCTAAGGCCATACGTTTAAGTTTCTCAATTTGATCTGCATTGAGGTTATTGAACATCCAGATCAATGCTTCGAGTTTTTTCATTTCTTCAGTCATACAAGGTCGTTTATGGATTTAAGTGTTTCGAGCTTTTGAACGTCGTAGTAAATTTTACCTCCAATCTTCACTGGCTTAATTTTACCATCGGCCCGCCAGCGGTTAATCCTGGCTTCTCCAAACCGTCTGTAAGCCTCACGCTGCGATATCTGGCTTTTTTTAAGGCCCAGTTCGGTGAGTGCCTTATTTGCCCCTGCTTCAGTCGCTTTTTCAAGCATAGCCGCCAGCTTGTATTCGCTTATCTCGATCATGGAATCCAGCGGAATGTTTTGTTTGTCAATACCTTTTTTGCAACCATGCCTATTGCGGCAGATAATTTAGTACGTGCTGGTTTTCGCAGATCTGGATTATCCATCAACATACAAATGCCTTGCAGTGATAGTGCGAAAAACATAATCATGATTGATCTGGGCCGCTTTAAATCCAGGATAAAAATCCGAGTGATGTCCGCAATGTTACGGGCATGCAGTTTGGTAAAGAGCCTCTTTTTGTAGGTATGGATTGTCCCTGGCGAAAGGAAAAGCTTATCTGCTATTTCCTTTTCAATGAATCCCTGATGAATCAGGTCGGCTACTTGAAATTCACGGTGTGTAAGAGTTTCCATGACTATTGAATTTCTTCAAGTTCTTTCCTGTTTCTCTCAACCATTTCAGCCAATCTTTCACGACGCTGATCTTCAATTTTTGCCATTTCGATGGCCATTTCAATAATGCGTGGGTCTCCGGGGATGCGGCCAGAAATCACCTTATGGGTCCAAACCCACGATAAACCAAGTGTCTGTGCAATTTCAGCAACTGCCCCACGTGGGAGCCTCCGGCGTAGTGCGGCGCTTCCTGTCTGTGTTATTGTTTTTTCCTGTACCATTTTTAGGGTATGTTTTTATTTTGTTTTGTTTTGTTTGCATTATCTAATTATCTTTGAAAGCATGTTCCGGTAAAGGATGGATTGAGTAGGTTAAATCCCAGTTCCTTGCTTATTGATTTCAGTTTTTCGGAAGGGTAGGAAACCCATTGTGGATCTCCGGTGAGCATATACCTGTAAACCTGCGAAGCCTCTCGGTAGAGGTTGTTTGCCATCAACCGGCGGTGGAGTTCTTTTAATCTCGGTGAAATGTAAAGTTTCATATTTGTCCGTTGTTAATCGTTGGTACAAATATAAACAAATAAGTTTGAATAAAACAAACAAATATGTGTTTTAATGCAAATAAATTAGTTTATATTTTTATAGTATTGATATACTGTGTGTTATGGGAGATAAAAACCAGGTTTTAAACCAAGTAATTAAATTATTGCCAGAAAGAGGGTTAATTATTGTCGATGGGAATAATACATTCTCAGGCAACGAAGATATTTTGCTTGAGCTTGAAAAGATGGGAATAGTCAGATTGGATAGAACTGTTCCGGGCCCTGTAATTGTTGCTGCCCAATTGACTGAATATGGCAGACTTATTAAGGAAAGAGGTGGATTATGAAGTCACATTATCCATATATCCACCTATTGTATTCTGCATTTATTTTATCAATGTGTACTTCATCTCTTTCAGTATGAGCTTTGAATTCAATTTTAACCTTGAACCCTCTTGGCGCCGAAAAAGCAAAGTCTTGAAGAAGCATTTGAATTTGAAACAACTGCCATGCAGCGATATAGTGTTCCTTAGGATGATTTTCACCTATCCAATTCTTAATCTGTTCCTCGGTTGGAATTGGAAGCTGAATTTTGCTTAGTGGTTTATAGTCACTCATAATGTAGAATTTTTTATCAAATATACAAAGCAGTTTGAAATATGCAAACAACATTGAGTTATGCGGAAATTATCACGAAGATTCTTGAATGGAAGAATATGGATAATGTTACTGAATTATCGAGGGTACTTGAATACAAGTCTCCTGAGAAACTACTAAGACTAATCCGTGATGAAAAAAACAAGCCTTCTACCGATCTTTTATTAGACATAGCAAAGCGATTCCCACAAATAAATCCTGCCTGGTTGCTAACAGGATCAGGGCCTATGCTCATTGAAGGAAATACCGCCAATGCAGCTATCGCCAATCCACATGACGTTACGGTTGCACCACTGATCAGCCAGTATGCCTATGCCGGTTACCTTTCCGGTTTTTCAGATCATGACTATTTGGATGCCCAGCCGCATTACGTGGCTGCACGCAGGCACAACGGGGGCCATTACGTCGCATTTGAGGTTCGTGGAGACAGCATGGACGACAACACCAAGCGATCAATTTGCGAAGGGGATATTCTGCTCGGCCGGGAGCTCAAGAAGGATCTGTGGAGATTTCGCCTGCATATACCCAAGGTTTTTGTTATTGTGCACAAAACAGACGGAATAATCTGTAAAGAGATTATTGCCCACGATGTTGAGAATGGAATCATCACTTGCCACAGCTGGAACCCGGATCCGGAATACCAGGACTTCAAAGTTGATATGCGTGAAATTTTACAGCTATTTTATGTGAAGGAAATTTCCAGACAGAATAAATATTAACATCCTAAAATTTATATGTATGAAAACCTTTCAAATGTTATTTCTCTCAATCTCTATCTTCCTATTATTATCATGCGAAAAGGAAGAAATTCCTGATCCCACAACATATCAAGTTAAGAACTTGAATGAAAAAAATATTACAGTAATTGATCCTTACCTTAATGGTAGTCTTTATGATGTAGTCGTTTTTTGCTTTAATGAAAAGGGAGATATTGTTCGGCAGGACAATTTTGATAAAATTGAAGCAGATGGAGGGATAACCAATAAAACAGAGGTAACAGATGATATCGTTAAGGTGAAAGTATCATTCAAATTTATACCCAAAGAGTCTCAGTATTATAATCTGTCATCCAATGTCAGAAAATATCTGGTAGTGTATAATTATCTTGATAGATCAACGAATACAGAGATAATTATTGATGGCAATGCGATGGTTAAGAACACTATAACAATTAATTATAATCAAGATTATCAAATAATTGAAACTGATGCTTCGAGAATTCTCCCTTGAAATACACTTCCCGGTTAGCCGGTCAAAGAACTACCAAAATGTTTTGAAAAACGCTAGGTTGTTTTTTGATTTTACCGAACATCCAAATATTCTCCGGATAACTGATATTGATGAATTAGTTGGCCGGTGGGATAATTTCTCAATTGTGATTTTTGGCGCCACGCAATGGTCAGGGACGAATGTGTTTTTTTGCGGCAACCCGGTTATCCCTTATCGAAATGAATTCTTTTACAAGCTACTCGATTTACGGCATTGTTATAATGCAATGAAGGGATCTTATGAAAGGGATGGTTATTGTAAGGCCAGCGACTGGGGATGCAGGAAGCTCACACAATACAGTCGTACCATTTCTGGTCCATATGCAAATTATTGCTTTTACAAGATCGGTAAATTCAAGGACCCCAAAACATGGATCATCGACAAGGAAAGATTAGTAAAACTGCTGGAAATTGAAGCTGAAATTAGGCTGGTAGATGTTTGCCCAGCATTCTGGTTGGGAAACATTCAGAATGCAGTAAACAGTTTGGTGGATGAAATTAGGATAAATGATAACTGGCAGGTAACTTATAAAACAGAGATAGGCACGAATGGTCCGGTCAAGGTTCCTGCAAGTATTGATTACATTGATCCGGAAGAACCTTACACGGAGCCTACTCCCAGAAGGGGACTGACATTCTCAATATCATCAAGGGATGAATCCGATGAACAGGGTAAAGACGATGGGCAGAAATCAATAGATGACTTTCTGGATGATCTTCTGGAAAAGCGCAAAAAAAAGGATGATGAAACCTGGGAAGAAACTTCGTTTTGAATCAATTTTAAAAGTTTGAAATGAACATATAATATGTCATTTCAAGAAATGATATTTAGAACTTTCCTATTAGCTTCATCAATTATCGAATAATCATACCGGATGTAAATATCTGTTACCCTATTGTCTGAATCTTCATGCCCCAGGCAAAGTGCTACATCATCTTTATTAATCCGGCAATCATTGCGGGCAATAGTTGCCCAGGTATGTCGGGCCCAGTTGGTGGTAATATCCTGGGGATAGGTAGCCTTTTTGTCTTCTTCCTGTAGCTTTAACTGAACTGATTCGGCTATCTTCCCGATTTCAAGATTGACGTTTTTCCGGAAGTCTACATTGTTACAGTATCGCTGCGAAATATTGAGAAGGCGTTCCTCTCCGGAATACCGGTTTGTAATTTCAACTGCCTCTGGTTCCAGCTTTATGGAGTAGGTCCGTCCGGTCTTCGATCTTTTATAATTTACCCGGCCATCCTTATCGGGTTTTTCCAGGTAATAAAGATCTTTTGAATTTATGCCTATCAAATAAAACATCAGAAGAAACATATCCTTTGCCATTTGCTGGCGCTCCCTTTCTGGTTTATAATTTATAAAGGTTTTTAGCTGATCCACGGTCAGGCTATTTTCCTGTGTTTTATTTTCAAATTTCAGAATTTTAAATTTTCTGAAAGGGTAATTTGGAATTCTGATCCGCCCGCGATCTTCATCATTATAGGTATCTCGGCCCCGATTAAAAATCATACGGAAGGATCTCAGATAATTATTCACGGCATTCTTTACACCCTGTTTTAGGAGATAGTTTTGAAAGTCCTTCAGGAAATGAACGTCAA